AGTCAATTGTTGTGGGGAAAAAGAAGTATTGGCTTCAATTTGAGATTCAGGAGTTGCAAGATGGGTGGAGTTGTCAATATAAGAGTTTTCCAAGAGCAGTAAAATTTTTTGAAGAAAAAACAATGGCAAATGCAGGAGCCAAAATGCTTATTTATTTAATTGAGAATAAGTTAGTTCCGGCCGAGAATCGCCCGGAGAAAACGGCCACGCCCGCCTTAGGAAGTTTGAAAAAATGAATCAGCAAACAGATCAAAAGTCACCGCCTTGTCCCTGTGGTGCCCGTATGGTGCTTCGCCACAGCGCTAAATTTAATCGAGATTTTTTCAGTTGCGAGAAGTATCCGGATTGCAAAAACACCCATTCATCTGATAATGAAGGTCGCCCGGTCGGGATTCCCGCTGACGCCGAAACTCGGAAACTACGCACGGAATTAAAGATAGAATTAGATAAATATTTCTCCATAGGCCAATGGTATGAAAAGGCAAATGAGATAGCCAAATTCCTAAAATCCAACACCGGGGAAACGAAAGTCGGGGTATTAAATAAAGAACAAATAGAGATATTACTCACGAAATTAAGGAAAACTTGACAATGACATTACAATATGATTACATTATAACCAATGGAAGTAATAAGCCAAAGAAAGATCTATCTAAAAAAGTTGAAAAAGAAAACACGCAAGTTTTGGGTGCAGGTTGTGGCGGACTACAACTCGGGACTTACAGCCGAGCAGATTGCCGAGAAGTATATGAATCCGAAAACCGGGAAAGCGTACAGCCGACAACACATACACGCGATTTTAAAGAAGATGAAAGAGGAGTAATAATTCTATAAACAAAACCATGCCAGAAAATAAACAAACAGTATTTCAAACACTTCAAAAGATCCAAAAGGAGTTAAAGGCTCCGAAGGGTCAAAAAAACACACATGGAAATTATAATTATAGAAATTGTGAAGATATTCTCGAAGCGGTGAAACCACTTTTAGGAAATTGTGTTGTTATAATTACCGACAAGATTGTTAAAAAGGGAGATCGATTTTACATTAGAGCAACCGCAAGAATTACCGACGGAAAGAAAAAGATCCCAAATGTAGCCTATGCGAGAGAAGTAAAAGAAAGAAAAGGAATGGATGCAAGTCAGATAACTGGGGCAACTAGCTCTTACGCCAGGAAATACGCTCTAAATGGACTCTTTGCTATCGATGACACTAAGGATGCCGACACTCAAGATAATAGTGTTAGCGCCCCTCAAGCACAGCCACGGGATCAACGTACTACTCCTACGGCGCCACCACGACCTGCTTTAGCATCTCCGGCACAAAGAGGGACCATTCTTCATCTGGGAGCCAAATTAGGACATGACGAAACAAACACTTTTGCGATTGTAGTAAAGCATTATAAACTTCCGGGCATTACATCTTTAACAATGGAACAGGCCTCTAAAATAATCGAGACACTGAAAGGAAAGGTCGCCAAAAAAGAACAGGATACTTTATTAGATGAGCCGGGAGAACAAATGCCGGAAGCTCAAGTGCCACCTACTACACCACCCGCTCCACCGGTGAATGAGGAGGACAATGTAACTGAGAAAAAGATTGACGATTTTATAAATGATTTAGATGCAGACGCCCCAGTCACACGCGGAGAAATAGTGTTATTAGAGTCTTTGATGAAGAAAAAAGCCACTGAAATGAAAAAAGGCTATGACTCAATCGTTAAGAAATTGCTAGAGAAGATGGAAGTGGAGAGGATTGACGATTTGACCAGAAAACAGGTTTTGAAACTTACAGATATTTTGACACAAAAGATTGAAGCCGAGGACCCAAATACAACAGTAAAATGAGTAAAGCAAAAAGAGAATTTAACAGCAAAGTTTATATTAGTAGATCAAATTTTAAAATCGAACACGGGAGATTTATAAGTAAAGGAACTCAGTGGACTTATGTTTTATTTAAAAATGGCAACGTTGGCGGGTTTAAGGATGAGATTGTTTTTAGCGACAAAAATGATGCCCTTGAGGATTTAATCAAAAATTTGAAAGAAAAAATAATTATTGATGCAAAAACAAAAGTAAAATGAGTAAAAAATCAACATTTTATAAATTATCAAAAAAAGAAGCCGTTGAGTTAGTTGTGGGAGATCAAGATTTGAAGTTGGATATTATAAAAAACATGGAACACTACGGAGGAAGTTTTGTAAGATCTCTTGCTGAATGCACGAAAAGGGCGGATCAAATCAATTTAAAAAGACTAGTAAGGGCTTTTATTGTTTATTTTGTTAAATATCAACCTAGTAAGTGGAAAAAATGAGTGAAATGACACTTAAATTCAGAGCATTAATGAAAAACCAATTTGGTGGTAGGTGGCTTTATTGGGATATTACCAGACCATTTAGAGTGGAGTCGTTGAAAATTGAAACAGCTTGCCAGTTTACAGGTCAAAAAGACAAAGACGGAAGAGATATATATTTTGGGGACATCTTACGAGTTGAAGGTAGTAAAAAGAATTTTGAAGTAACTTGGATTGATGCGTACTCTGGGTTTGGAATAATCGGATTCGATGGCCGTGTAGGTAGGAGTGTTATTCCACCCGCTCCACATAAACACACTTGGAGGATAAGTGGCTTTGTAACTGTAATCGGAAATAAGTTTGAAAATCCCGCTTTAATAACATGACAGTAATATCAATAAAAGGAAGAATTTACTCAAAGAAGAACTCACGACAGATGATCCGTCGGAAGAATAGGGTCTTTTTCGTTCCAAGTGGAGCGTATCAGAAATTTGCTAGAGAAGCGGTACAACAGATCCAAGAGCAATTTCCGGCACTCCTCACAACTTCCAAGCCAATGTTTTCAGGTCCGGTGAGTGTTCATACAGATATTTTCGTTCCGGGAAAGATCAGGGTCGATGGAGACAACTTGCACACTAGCTTGTTAGATATTTTAGAGGATGCAAAGGTAATAGCCGATGATAATAATGTACTCATCGGGAGCTACAAAAAGATCATGGGAGTATCTGAGTGGGGCGCTAACATAGGAATAAGATCTTTGACTGGGGGGGAATTAGAAAAATACAAAGAAAGGAGAGAAAATGAGCCTGCTCGATCGTATCCTCACTAAACCGGATAACTTCAAAAAACGACAGATGTATTTTTTCACCTGCAATAAATGTGGAAAGAATAGAAGGCAATCACTTATTAAAGAAAGAGCCGACAAGGGACTTTGTGCAAAATGTAGAAGAAACGTAGTACCGGATTTGCAAAGACACTTATTTGGAGGGGGTGCTTAAAATGAATGAAAACTGGAAACCTAGTTGGTGGCAGAGAATATTGTTTAAATTTAAAAGAACACACATTGCTTACGACTCCGGAAATGAAAGTGACCATTCAGTAACAATACTTTTCAAAAGATTAGGTGACAGGATCTTAATTATTGGAGAAAAAATTGAAAAATGACACATTATGCCTAAATTTATAGTTAAATTCATAAGCACTTTAAGTATTCCGGTGGAGGGGAAGAATAAAAAGGATGCAGTCTATCAAGCGAATCTTAAATATAAAACTGATTCGAGGAAGTTTGATCAGGAATATAGTCGAAAGACAATTACGGTTAAAAGAGATCGGGGAAATAAAGAAATAAAAAGAAAAGGGGGTGAGTAATATGGCACATCGAAGAATAACGAGATCAGAATTTAATTATATAAAAGACCTGCTCGCAAAATACAGAAAACATGACAAAGTTGCTGAGATCTGTGGAAGATCAAGAAGTGCATTACGTTATATCGAAAAAGCAAATAACTTTTCAGAATATTTAAGGATCAGGCCCGGAAAAACTCAAGTGAAAAAGAGAAAATATGCAAAAAGGAGAACGACCAAAAGAGTCGTTGTTGTCCCGGGAAAGTGTTACTCCGGCGCAATTTTGAAGATGAATAGCAGGATGTTAAAACAACTTAAAGATATTTACATTTTGATATTTGTAATGGGGTTCATTGCTCTTATTGAATTGACCCTTATAATGAAGTTACAATAGAAAGACAGAATTGAATTTTAAGCGGGACGCAGAAGATGCATTGTTTAGGAAGCTAAGGACTCCTGTTGTTTTGTACCTGCATCCTGCTAAGAGTTTAATCGAAAGGAAGTGATAAAAATGCCAGAAAACAAGAAAAAGAAAAAACATGAAAAAATAGAAAAACTACCTATCAAGATTGTTTTAACACCCAAGCAAGACTTTGGTTATTTGAAGGGGAGAGTGTCATTGAAATTTACCCTTCAAACAGATCACAAGGCCGATCTCGAGGACTTTTTAGAGTGCATGATTCAAGCTGAAAAAGATGTAAAGAAGGTTTTGGAGGATCTAAAAAAATGAGTGACGTGATAAATATACGGACATATTATTGTAAGAAATGTGAGTTTGAAACAACGACTTATGCTCGTCTAAGCTCTCATAGGGTTGTGACTGGCCATATAGGATATACATTTACGAGAAAACCAGAAAAGACATCATCCGAAGATGAAATTGCAAAAATAAGAAAAAGGAATGGCATTACTCCCAATAATAGGAATGGTAGAAGGCCTCTTACAAAACCTATTTATATTCCGATCCCCACCCAGGTGTCGTTTGCGAAAAGATGCACAAAGCTTAAAAGACCCATGTGGAAGTTGGCAGATGAGATTTTTTTAAGTTTCTTAAAAAGAGGTACAATGATAAATATATTGAAAAAAGAGATCGAGTGGCACAAAAACAACACGATTGGCGGTCATACACGAACCTTTATGAATGGAATGGTCGCGGGTTTAGAGCAAGCAGTCAAACAACAAAAACTTAACCACAATAAACACACAAAATGAAAAGATGTATAGCAAAACATCAAATAACTAAACAAGTTTAAAAAGATGTAAAGAATATGGGGAAGATAAAAGAAATATGCCGTGGATAGATAAAAAAAATAAACAAATAAGAAGCATAAGTGGTGAGGTTGTTGCGACCTTTAAAAAATATAAAGATGAAAAAACATGGAAGTACGCAAGTAAATCAGCACCGAAAAACAGAAGAATTAAACCAAACTAATAAAGGATATGAAGAAAAAAGAATTTGAAGAAATAATTGAAAAAAATATTACAAGCAGAATGTTTTATTCTCGTGATATTGACAAGATTTGGAAATGGGTCGAAAAACAAATTAACAAAGCTAAACAAAAAGGAAGAGAGGAAGAAAGAAAAAGAGTTCAAGGTATTATTAATGAAGCATCTGTCCTTTTAAAAATAGACAAGTTTGAATATGTTAAAGAACATTTATGAATAAAAAACTAACCAAAAAGGTGGAGGAGATATTGGAAGAGGCTTTTTGGAATGTTTGCTTAGAGGCACACAAAGACGTGGCAAAAGGCTATTCCTATGAACACAGGTATGGTTTAACTAAAACAACCAAACAACTCACCTCTCTATTCCAAAAAGAAATATCAGACGCTTTAGAGGGGACGAAAATAAAAGATGAGACTACTATCAACATAGTAAATTTAAAAGCGAGAGGTGTTGAAAATTTAACGTCTTACTCTGAGGGTGTATCGGATATGATTAAAGAACACAACAAGCGGATAGATAAGAGGAGTCAAAAACTTAACCACAATAAACACACAAAATGAAAGAAGATCTGTCAAAAAACACTGAGTTTTCGGGTGATTTGAATTGTAATTGCGCAAACAGAAGATGTCAAAATCCTCCGGAAGAAGGAGGAGATGTTATTATGAAAAAATATAAGAATCAAATAGCCTGCGCTACTGAGCGCAAGCCGGAAGGGGGTGAAAGAAATGCATTATAGTTATCTAAACGCTAAAAACGAAACGTATTTTTTACATATGCAAGACGTTCAATTGAGGAACGGCGTTATCACTCAAAGGATTTACTTTTTCTGTAAAAAGAAAAGGAACAGCCCAAGCGCTGAACCTGTGGTAGATTTGCCGGATGGAATGAGAGTAATTGAAGTTGGAAGCGGATTGCCTTTATTGAAGAAGGTACGATGATGTGTTTTTGACCGGATGGGTAATCGATGCCTGGCATGGTGCCATTGCCCATCCCGTTAAGAGACTATAATTTTTAAAATGGCAAAAAAGAAAAAGAAAAAGAAAAAACCGGGGAGGCCCAAAGTAACAAAAGAGCAACTCCAAACATGGCTTGATGAAATACGCCCTTTTTTAGTTGGAGGATGTACTTTAAGAGGTTCTTTAGACAGAGCGGGATTATTGAAACATAAAGACACGGTGTATGAAAATTACAAGCTAGGAGGGTGGTTTTCCGACAAAATAGACGAATATCAAGCAATTCTTGGAGAGCACGTCAACGAGTCTTTCCATGATTTAGTTGCATTAATAAAAACTAAAATCAAACAAGAAAAAATCCTCTCAAGAGATGAAATAAGAATTTTAGAATTTGTCGCTGAAAAACACAGAACATCTCAACCGTTCTTTGTTTCTCGAGTCGAGACAGCGAAGGCCAAAGAAGAAGATTTTGGTAAAGTTGTGGAGCGACCTACAATTGAGGTGAATTTAATAGAAGATGGAAAACCAAAGAAAAAAAAGGCCAAAGATAAAGTTCAACCCGACGCGAAAGCAGGGGAGAGCGTGGAGAGCCCTGAGGGATAACGTAACAACCGAGATTCTATTCGGAGGTGGAGCAGGTGGCGGTAAAACAACGCTAGCCTGTGCATGGCTTGTTATTATGGCCGAAGCATACCCCGGGTCCCGTTGGCTTATTGGAAGAAAAGAATTGAAACGCCTCAAGCAATCTGTATTAGTTACCCTATTCGATTTATTCAGTGAGTGGGGATTTCGTGCCGGTGTTCACTATAAATACGTGTCGGGCCAAGAATCCAAGATCGTTTTTAGTAATGGTCCCGATCCAAAAGACACTTTTAAGCATGGAAGTGAATTTATATTAATGGATTTAGCACATAAGCCGACAGATCCGGATTACGAGCGCTTAGGATCAACTGAGTTTACCGGAGCATTTATTGAGGAAGCGTCGGAGGTTCCCCCTAGAGCAAAAGAAGTTATTGCGACACGTCTCCGATACAGAATTGACGAGTTCGGATTAATCCCTAAATTACTTCTTACTTGCAACCCACACAAAGGGTATTTATATCGGCAATTCTATAAACCTTGGAAGGCGGGGAAACTAAAACCATATAGAGCCTTCATCAGAGCGCTTGTAACAGACAATCCTCACATCTCACCTCGATATACAGAGGCATTGAAGAAACTGAAAGATAAGGTCCTTAGAGCACGCCTACTCTTAGGTGACTGGGAGTATGCCGACGATGATTTGGCGCTATTTGTCTATGATGCCTTAGTGGATATGTTCACTAATGAAATCTTTTCCGACGAAGAAGAAGAAAAAGAAGCGATTGAATATCTTACTTGCGACGTCGCCCGAAAGGGTCGGGATAAGGCGGTAATAATGCGGTGGAAGGGTCTGAAAGTGATCGAAATTGTCACATATGATGTGTCATTAATGCCGACACTGGAAACCGAAATATTAGTATTGTCGCAGAAGCATAAAATTCCACGGTCTAGGATCGTTGTAGATGAAGATGGAATCGGCGGAGGAGTGGTGGATCATTTGAAATGCAAAGGCTTTGTCGGAAACGCCACGCCAATAGATGAGAGAAGTGAAAAAGATAAGCGGGAGGTTGAATTTAAAATTAACTATAAAAATCTTCGCGCGCAATGCTATTATGAATTAGCGGAAACTGTAAATGATCGAATTTTAGGTATTGAAACCGACAGTACAGTAATCCAAGATGAAATTATTGAGGAATTGGAACAAATTAAAGCGGTTGATGTCGATAAAGATGCGAAATTAAAAATAATCGCCAAAGATGATATAAAAGCGCAGATTGGGAGGTCTCCCGACTACGCTGACGCCTTAATGATGAGGATGTATTTTGAGTTAAAGCCGGAGAAAAAGAAGGCTAGAATGAGAAGTACAAATCCACTAGGATAGTGATATACTAAAATTATGGCCACTAAAAAAGAAGAAAAAGCGGTAGTCACATTTGATACTCCAAAGGAATTTCCAACAACTAAACAGGCCGACAGGTTGTCTGACTACGTTTATTTTTTCCAATTATTCGAAGGTGCTCACTTCGAGGCTTTCAAATTAAGAATCAGTGACAAAGAGTTTAACCTCGCCTACTCCAAACTAAAATATATATATATAAACTTCGCCGGAATGATCTCTCGAATCGTTGCCGATATGCTTTTTGGAGAGCCGGTTAAACCATTTGTTGAGGAAAAAGATACACAGCAATGGCTTGAGGATTTGTGGAAGGAAAACAAATTAAACATTCAGTTGTACGAAAATTCACTAGATAATTCCGCCAAGGGTGACGCGGTGTTTAAGCTCCGAGTCGGGAAAAGAAGAAAAAATGATAAAAAGAACACAGTTATAATCGAACAGGTCCCGGCAAATATTTATTTCCCTCATGTTGACGGCTTCAATGTTTCCGCCGAGCCCGATGTTAAAGAATTAGCTTGGGTTATCGAGTCGGGTAAAAACAAATATCTGAGACGAGAGATCCACGAAGTTGGAAAAATCACTAATGAATTATGGCTAATGAAAGGCCCAAAACTTGAAAAGAAAGTTGATTTTAGCGAAATTAACCTAGACATTAAAGAGACTGAATTGACCAAAATCGATCGGCATTTGCTTATTCACATCCCTAACTGGAAAACCGGGAGCAAACATTTTGGATATAGTGACTACCACGATTTAGATTCTATTTTCTTCGCAATAAACAACAGAGTTTCAAAGAATGACGGTGTTCTCGATACCCACACAGATCCGTTCTTAATGGTCCCGGAGGGTGTGATAGGAGAAGATGGAAAAGTTAAGAAAGACGGCCGTGTTATTGAGATGGGAGAGGGAGAGGAAGGAAAACCTGAATATATAGTCTGGGATGCTTCACTAGAGAATGCATTTAAGCAAATCGACAAATTAGTTGAGTTCATGTTTATGGTCGGAGAGGTTTCACCGGACGTTCTCGGTATGGGTAAGGGTCAAAGCGACAGCGGAAGGGCCCTTAAATTCAAGCTAATGCGCACAATTGCCAAGGTAAACAGGAAAAAGCTCTATTATGATCCAAATATTAAAGAAATCGCCTTAGTTGCCGAAATGCTATCTAAAAAACACAATGCCCCGGTCGGAGGGAAAGTGTTTAAAGGTGAACCCAAACAACCTGAATTGAAATGGCAAGACGGCCTTCCAAGTGATGAGGTTGAAACAGCCACCGTACTAACACAGGAAATGGATGCCGGAATAACAAGCCAAATTCAAGGAATAATGGAAGCACATCAGGTTGACAAAGAAACCGCTGAAATCATTGCAAAGCAAATAAACGAGGAGAATAAAGCATCAATGCCCGCACCGCTTGATCCAAAAAGAAACCCCTTTGCCAATAAGGAGGATGACGATGAACCTCCGAAAAAGTAGGAGGTAAATTATGTCAAGCTTATACCCGAAATCCGTAGAAGTAGAAAAAGAGCAATTAATTGAATTGGCCCGCTTTTTTACAAAATCCAAAAGCCGAATACTGTCGGAAGTAACCACCGCCACTAGTTTCGGAGTTAAAAACCGGAAGGCAATAATCAAGCAAATCGATCAAATCTTACTCGAGCTTGGTAAAGACATTCAAGGCTTCCTAGATAAAAATGTCCCCCCCTTTTACAAAGATGGTGCCGACCATGCTGTCCGACAGTTAAAAAATGTCGGGGTTAAATTGCGGGTTACTAAAAATTTCAATCAACTCCACAAAGATTCGATCGTTGCATTGATCGATAGCACCTTCGCATCTTACGCAGAGGCCATCACCGGGGTAAAAAGATCCGCGAATCGTTTGTTAGATGTGGCAAAACAGGAATTGGTACAACAAGAGATCGCTCATGGTGTCGTCACAGGCGATGCGCTGAGGACCGTCAGGCGCAATATAAAAGGTCTTTTAGTAGAAGATGGATTACCTGCCCTTATTGATAAAGCGGGGCGTAAATGGGAGCTAGATCGTTATTCGGAAATGCTCTTTAGAACTAAAACGTCTGAGGCTAGAAATCTCGGTCTTGCTAACCGGATGGTGGAAAATGGCTATGATCTCGTACAAGTAAGCTCTCACGGTGCGACCGACGTTTGCGGACCTTGGGAGGGAAAGATTTTAAGTGTTACCGGAGACAATAAAAAATATCCGTCAGTGGCGGAAGCAACTGAGGCGGGCCTTTTCCATCCGAATTGCCGACACGTAATAAATACCCTGATCCCCAGTGTTGCTAAAAAGACGAGAGCATATGACCCCAATTCAGGCCAGTTAATTAAGAAATCAGGGGAGAGTTTGAAAAGATAGTTGACAAGTCTTTGTAATGTGTTAATAATTATAGCTAGATACTTTAACATCAATGTCAAAGTATTCTAAAGCGGAGATGCACCGCGATACCAAACAGCAAGAATACGATGGCTAAAGATCCAAAAGAAAATAAGAAAAAAGGAGACCCACCGAAAGATGGTGAGTTGGATTTATCCAAACTAAGCGATGAGCAGTTGAACAAAGTGCTCGAGGACCCTAGAATCTGGAAAACCCCGCGTTTAAAGAAACTTCGAAAAGATTCAAAAGATCTCAAGAAGCGGAAAGAGGCGGACGAAGAAGCAGAGAAGGATTCGCTTAAGAAAAAAGGTGAATTCGAAACGCTTCAAAAGAAAACTCAGAAAAAACTTGACAAAGCTAATAAGCGAAATGAAGATCTCATTATTAATAATAAGATCATCAGTGAGGCAAATAAAAAGGGTATTTCAGATACCGATGCCGTAACAAAACTTATTGATCGGGGTGACATCAAAATCGACGAAGATGGGAAAGTCACCGGAATCACCGAAGCAGTTGACAGTTTGATCGAGTCCAAACCTTATTTGAAAACCGGCGAAGCAAGTGTCGGTAACCCAACGAGTCCGGGAGAGGGCGGAGAAGAGGCGGGAACTGGTAAATTTACATTATCACAAATTCGAGATAGCAAGTTCTATCAAGACAATCGTGAGGCTATTCAAAAAGCTCAGGTTGAAGGTAATATAATTGACGACAGACCAACGGCTTCCCCAGTAGTTCAAACTCCACCCAAGAAAGACGAGTAGGGTCACCTTCGAACTTCTCCACTAGACGGAGGTGAATATATAGATGAGTCCAAATTTTACACCAACAACTGACGCAAACGCGATACCTACGGTTATCGCGCAAGAGGTCATCCGACAATTTCCGGGGTACATGAATCTAGCCAAATTCGTTTCTAACGATGTTGACTGGACCGGGAAAGATTTCGCAACATATGGAGATACGCTTGACATTGTTAAGCCGGGTAGTTTAACGGTTAAGACCAAAACACCTGACACTCCTATGGTAACTCAGGCTCCTACCGCTGATAAAATTCAAGTTGACTTGAATCAGCATAAGTATATCGACGTCCTTGACGAAGATATTACTAAGATCTTGAGAAAGCCGAATCTACAAGAGGAATATGCCATGAGAATGGCTATCGAACTAGCTGAAAACGTAGAAGAGTTTTTACTCGGTTTACACGCTGGCATCGAGAACACTGTTTCTTGGGATGACACAAGTGAAACTACAATTGAATCTTCTTATTTGGCAATTAGGTCTTATTTCGCAAGAAATAAAGTACCTTTGCAAATGACAAAAGGTTTCTTTGCAGACACTAGTATTGTTGATGAGCTTTTGACCGTTGATAAATATACAAGTGATGACTTCCTTCAAAAAGGAGCCATCTCAGAAGGAGCAATCCGAAAAGTGTATAATATCAACACTTTTGAAAGTCAATTGATTCAAACTTCCGGATCTCCGGTTGCTTATCACAATATGGCTTTGACTAAGTGGGGTATGGTTCTTGTTAATAGACCTATGCCTCTGGACGGGAATGGAAAGGGAGTTACCCAAACCATAATGACCGATCCTAACACTGGTCTTGCATTCAGACTTACTGAGTCTTACTCACACGGCGATTTAGGTACCCGATTCTCAATTGACCTTCTTTATGGAGGCGCACTTGTGGATCAAAAACACATCGTTGAGGTTGAGAGCACTTAATTCGCGTAGCGATTAAGTGACATTTTAAAAGGGAAGCCACCTTTCGGGGTGGTTTTCCTATTTCGTTGCATGGTAAGATTGTTGTAATGTTTTTCGTTAAAAACCCCTTCGGAAGAATAGTTTGCATAGATCAAAAGGAAAAGTTTGATTATTGGATGAAACAGGAAGGCTTCACTAAACCCACAAAGAAACAGGTCGAGGGTTGGCAAAAAGCCCGGGAGGAAGATTTTGAAGAAAAGAAACAAAGGCAATTAATGTCCAAAGAACATGGAGGCGGAGAGGTGTTTTTGGCTACGGTCCATGGAGGTAATGATGGTTATGGAATGGCCAGTGGAAATATATATAGAGAATTAATGAAGTTAGGCGTGAAGGTAAGTTATAAAAACCAAGATCAGAAGATAGGGCTATTGTTCCACGCTCCCTATTCGATTCTAAGGGTCGATTCTGCTTACCGGATACTCTATACCATGTTCGAGAGCTCTAAAATTCCGGATGACTGGAACGAATACCTAAAAACAGCGGAAAAAGTAATTGTCCCATCAACCTTTTGCAAAGAAGTTTTTAAGAAAGCGGGAATTGACGCTGATGTGGTCCCTCTAGGTTATGACTCCCGATTCTTCAAATACCATAAAAGAGAAAATAAGCGGAAAGCCAGAAAGACATTTAATTTTTTACACTACAACGCTTTCAATATAAGAAAAGGATTTATCGAAGTAGTTAAGGCATTCACAGAGGAATTTGAAGTGGATGAACCGGTGAAAATGATCTTTAAGACAAATCTCAGAAAACCCCCAATTCCATTTGTAAAAGAGAAGTACCCAAACATTGAAGTAATAAGTGAAGAAATGCCGGTCTATAAACTTGCGGAGCTTTGCAATCAATCCGACTGTTTTGTTTTCCCCTCGAGGGGTGAGGGGTTCGGGGTTACCCCACTTGAAGCCATGGCCACAGGGTTACCGACAATTGTTCCAAATGCCCACGGAATCAGTGAGTATTTCAATTCCCGGTATATGTATGAGGTAAATTCTGATGAGAGATGTCCCGGATTGTATTATCGATATAAAGGTCAAGACACCGGGGAGATGGTAGTTTGTGATGTAAAAGATCTTCGAAGGCAAATGAGATATATCTATGAACATCAGGAGGAAGCTTTGGAAAAGGGTAGAATGGCCTCAAAATACGTGAAGCAATATACTTACGCGAATACAGCAAAGATGTTAAAAAAGATTTTTGACGGTATAATGGAAAAGCCATTGCCAAAAAGAAAAAAAAGCAATGTTTTAACACTAGAACTTATCTAGGAATCGAAAAGGGGGTGATATATATGGACGCAAACCACAAAAAAAGACTTAACGAATTGAAGAAAAAAGGTGAACTTTCTGCAACGGAGGAAAAAGAACTGAAAGGTTTAAAAGCTTACGAAGCTGAATGCAAAAAGAAACCTGCCAAAGCCAAGGTTGAAGAAAAGGAAGATGAGCCAAAAGCTGAGGAAAAAAAGAAAAAGTAAAAATGAATGTGAAATATTGCGGTCCGGCTCTTGATTACTCAGGGTATGGAGAGGCGAACCGCCATGACATAGGCGCCTTAACCAAGGTGGGTATTAATGTGATTGGGGAATATACCAAACATTGCCTTGAAATTGCCGAGTTCGGTGACTTAGGGCAATTAGCTCGTGATTGTGCAAAAAAGACGGATGACTACAAAATCAAAATCTTGCACACTACTCCAAACATCTACGGGAGATTTACAGAGCCAGGAAAATACCACATAGGACGTATATTTTGGGAAACTGACAAATTACCTCCTGACTTCGCCAATGGAGCGAGAATGTGCCAAGAGATCTGGACCGGAAGTGAGTTTAACGCTCAGGCAATTAGAAACGCCGGAGTTACCGACGTCCCCATATATATTATTCCGGAAGCAATAAGTACCCCGGCTCCAAAAGTAAAGAAATTTATTACTCCAAACAAAGAAAATTACAAGTTTTATTCAATATTCGAGTGGACCGAAAGGAAGAACCCGGAAGCTTTACTAGAGGCATTCTGGCGAGAGTTTGAGGGTGTTCCTAATGTCTCACTCACACTTAAGGCCTATGTAGACAATTTCACCCCGGAAAAGAGGAGAATGATTAAAGAGAAATTTGTCAAAGTCAAAGAAAGATTGGATCTCAAAAACTACGCCCCGGTGTGGATTTACACCCATTTAATGAATCGGGAAGAAATGTATAAACTCCACAAAACTTTCAATTGTTATGTCTCTACCCATAGAGGAGAGGGTTGGGGAATTCCTCAAATGGAGGCTATGCTCATGGGCCGACCGGTGATTTCAACTAATTGCGGAGGAATCCATGAATATATAGAAGATGTCGCAAAACTTATTCCTTACAAAATGGTCGGTGTTAAAAATGTCGACAGAAACGCGGTTTGGTATCTCCCGGATCAGAAATGGGCGGAAGTAGATATTACCGAATTTAGAAAAGCAATGAAATGGGCCTATGATAATCCGATGGAAGCGAGTAAATTAGGGAAGAAGGCGAGTAAGTTTGTAAAAAACAATTTCAGCCTGGAAGTGGTTGGGAATAAGATGAAAACTCGTCTTGGCCGAATCAAAATATAATATTATGTGCAAGAAAAACTACAAACGAATTGAGGTTGATATGTCGAAACTTAAACACAAAGCGTACCTTTCAGTAGACAAGAGGGATTTTAAAAAGTATTCAATACTAAGGAATAGGTGGTTTGGTCGCGGATTTTTGGTAATAACAGTCGAAATAAGGTGAACCTCTTGACAAGGATATGACAAACAGTTTACACTCTTTTTATGGACTACAAAAACGAGCCAGAATTAATTAATCCCTATTTAGTAATACTTGCAATTCTTTTGATACTTTGGATTATTAGCGTTCGATGAAAATACAATATTTATCTTGTCACTCAGTCTTAGAATACGACGAAGTTAGCCTCTTAACAGAGTTAGGTTTTGACGTTTCAGCAAACGGATCTTACCGGGACCCACGTGGAGCCTATACTCTACCAAGACCGGGAATAAAGAATGCAAAATTAGATAAAGACTTTTTGGAACTCACAGCACTACATCCAAAAACAAAACTTCCTTCTTCTTTAATTGATCCATTCGATGTTTTCATAATAATGGCCGGAGAGAACGAAAGCATCCTTGTTTCCAACTGGGATAGGATCAAACACAAAAGAGTAATTTGGCGCTCAATTGGCCAGAATACCCCTCAGACCGAATTGATGTTACAAAAGTACGTCGCCGAGGGATTAGAGATAATTAGGTACTCTCCAAAAGAGTTTGATTATGATAATTTTGCAGGATCAGACGCATTAATTCGATTTTATAAAGATCCGGAAGTATTCAAAGATTGGAGTGGACATAAACACAATGTTATTAATTTCTCTCAGTCGTTAAAAGGTAGGGGTGCATTTACTCACTACGATCAAGTAATGGGATCTATGGCCGGGTTTAATTCAACAATATACGGGTCCGGGAATAATGACTTAGGAAGCTTCAACGGAGGGGAAATACCATTTGAGAAGATGCTCGAGAAGATGCGAGAATCCAGAGTTTACGTTTACGGTGGAACTTGGCCCGCCTGCTACACCCTTACAATAATCGAGGCGATGATGGTCGGAATGCCAGTTGTGGCTATAAGCAAAACAATGGCTCATTTACCTCAGTATCAACAGTTCGACTTTTATGAAGTGGATGAAATTATAGAAGATGGAGTCGATGGGTTTATTTGTGATTCAGTACAAGAAATGAGGGTAAAAATAAAAATGTTACTCGAGGATCGCCAATTGGCAAATAAAATATCCAAGAATGCTCGAAAGAAAGCTATCGAAACATGGGGGAAAGAGAAAATTGCAAAACAATGGGAGGAACTTTTGAAAGGAGGTAAAAATGCTAGTTAAAATTAGAGAGAATATATTTGTGGGGGATGCAAAAGTAACCGATACCGAATTAATAAAAAATGGAGTAAATATGATCTTGGTAGTGGGGGGAGATATCCCTAAAAAATTGAATGGTGAATATATATCATTTTATGTTTCACTACAGACAGACAAAGTAAATAAACCTCATGTAAAAGATATTGCCTGTCACATTCCAAAATACATGATTCAAAACGGGGAAACAATTGCGATCATAAGTGAAAATGGATTAATCAGGGCGCCATTTGTAGCTTGTAGAGCAATCTGTGAAATCGAGAATAAAAGTATTTACGATGTCTTTGCCGAAGTAGAAGAAAAGAAGTTGATCAAAGGTTTTGATCTTGGAAAGGCTTATCTGTGATCAATGCAACGAAATTATCAGCGGTAACTTTTATATTTGCACTAGGTTTTGTGCTTGGTTTTTTCTATCCTTACGGTGGAGATCCAAACGTCGAAATGGTGAATGCAAAACTAGAGCAATTTAAAAGAGTTGAGGAAATTTGCGGAAAAGGAAATGTAACAAGTAATTGCCTGGGAGGAATTTGCAATGGCAATAAAGATTTTACCTGTTATCACTGGCACCGGGCCAGATCGGAGGGAGAAAAATGAACGTAAAAATACTCAGTCACTATGCCTGCGACAAAATAGACTGTAGTTTTATCGGAAAATACGGAATTGTTGAAAAAAGCGGAACAGAAGCAAATACTTTTTTAGTCAGATTCGAAGGAGGGCTTTTGGCCCAATTTAAAAAGAGTGACTTATTTGTAGTAAAGACGCCGATAGCAAATTATTAATATGAATGTAACAAAAAAATTAATTAAATTAGATCCGACTTTAAAACTTCACAACGAAGGAAAGTGGGATACCGACGACGTTGTAAAAAAAGGTTTTCACTCGTTTAACGATGCCGGAGTGGAAATTGAAGTGGGAGAGTTTCTCTATGCCCTCGTACGCATCCTTAAACCCGCCAACGTGCTCGAAACAGGCACACATCATGGTATAGGTGCTTCCTACATGGGACAGGCTTTAAAAGACAACGGAGAAGGTCATTTGGACACTATTGAATTCTTGCCGGAGATTTACAGCAGAGCCATAAAAAGAATTACAGATTTAAAGCTTTTGCGAGAAGTGTCAGTCCATTTAACTGATGCAAGAGCTTTTGTTCCGGTGAATAAATACCAACTCATACTTCTTGACACAGAACCACAAACAAGATTTGAGGAATTATTGAGATTTTTCCCATGTTTGGAACCCGGAGGTTTTGTTTTTATTCACGATCTCCATAGACATATGCATCAAATTGAAAACAAAGATCACGGTTTTGCTTGGCCCTTCGGCCCAATTCCAGAAGAAATGAAGTATCTAATAAAAAGAGGCCACCTTGTACCATTTCACTTTCCGACCCCCCGGGGTCTGACTGGGTTTTATAAACCTAGCAAAGAGGATTTTAAATGGACTTGAGGGGGTGATATTTATGACAAAAGACAAAAAGAAAAGCGGAAAAATATTAATAGGAATAATCATATTCTTTTTCATCTGTATTATTGCTTCTCCTTCACAGGAAGTTGGTGAAGTTGATGTAAAAACTCAAGAGGAAGCAGTGGAATATAGAGAAATAGAGGCAATATTCGAGCAAGAATTCATGGCGGGATGTATGGAAAACGGTACCACATTTGGAGATTGTAAATGTATGTATGATTTCATGCACTCAAGGTACAGTTTGGTAGAATTTGTTGAAATTAGTAATAATCTTGAGGCTGAGGAGTCACAAGATGCCATGTTAGATGCAGTTTTAAGTTGCATGGATAATTAAGACTAGACAAGCCGACAATAATATTACATACTGAGTACAATGACTTTAAAAGACACAAAGAGGAAAACAAGTCGTGCAGGCCTCCTGCCCTTTGTGGGTGACCCGTTCTTATTTCATTACTGGTATAAAATGTATAAAAGAGTTTGGGCCGATGAAATTGACAAACTCTATCTCCACTTAAACACTCCAATAGAAAAAGATGTCGTAGATTTTATAAAAGACCTTGTTAAGAAAGACCCAAAAGTACATCTCATATATTTAGATCATCAAATCGAACACGGAGACGCAATTAATGAACTCTTAGATGTTGTTGAAGAAAAATACGTGGTTTTGCTAGAAGATGATTGTTACATTTGGATGAAAGGTATTATTTCGCAGTGTTTTAACCTTCTTGAGTGCGGTTCTAAAGAGATTGTCGGATCGAAAAGGGGATCTTGTGGAATGGAGATTTTAGAGGGCGCAAAAGAGAAGTGGGGGCTTGAGTATAAAGGTTTGGGTGATCAAGGACCAAATTTTTGGCCTAATTTATTCTTCTGCGAAAAAGAATTACTTTTAAAAACTGATAGACATTTCAAGGCAAAAGCATATAAAGCCGGTCAGGAAATTAAGGAATTAGGAATAACCCCGAAAGAAGATAATTTTGGAGATACTTTTGTAAACACTTCACTTCAATTAAGAAACATGGTTGATGAGGAAAAGATCGGATACATACCTCAGTATCATGGCCACCCGTTAGACATTGAACACTATGAAAGCAGAACCTTTTTATTTGACGGTAAAGCTCCATGGTGCCACATAGGATCCATGAGTAGTGGAGTATCCGGATTGCTTCGAGATGGTCAAAATAGGGAATTGGCATTTAGAAAAACCAAACCACCTGAGGAAAAAACAGTCTTACCAAATGGCCCAACTAATGAATTCGAAGAACAGGAATACGAGCGCAGAGTTCAATGGTGGCTAACATTCTACTGGTCGGCTCCGCCCATAGGACTTGCTGAATTCAGGAGATTATACAAAGAAGCTATTGATCAATTAATCGAGCAATTTAGACTAAAACCAAAAAGAATCGAAAAACGAAGAAGAATTTACAACGAATTAGTTAATGGTGAAATAAAAGCATGAACATAAAACCCGATCTAATTGCCGTTTGGGCCAAAAACAATGATTTCCCTATGTGGAGGGACTTTATTGACAACAACATGGCTAGATTCAGAAAAGTCTTTGTCGTGATCATGGAGCCAAACCAAGGCTTTGATTATAGTGAGTTTTTTACGAAAGAATTAGAGGCAATCGGAGTCACTGTTTTAAAATCTCCCCTTCTAAAGCCCGGAGAGGATTGGCGAGATGTCGCTATTAAAGAAGCTTTGAAACATTCAAAATCGTCATGGATCTGGTTTACAGAGCAAGACTTTTTCCCCAAGAAAGGCTTTTTTGACGAAGTAGGAAGTTTCCAAAAAATGGGTTGCCAAGTAGTCTCAGCTTATCAAGAAAATAGAATGCATCCATGCTCTATTTTTATAAGGCGTGAGATTCTTGATTCACTGAAAAAATTGGACTTTGGAATAGTGCCGGATCAACTAGATCACTTCGGAATGATCCAGAAACAACTTGAGAGCCGTGTAATTGCAATTGGCAAACTCAATCCAAAGTTTTATTTCCACTTCAACGGATTTTCCCACAATTGGAAGCTTATAAGTCTAGGAGGATTTGCCATTTATGAAGAAGATAAATTTATCTCACATTTAAAGAAGTGCTTGAAAGCCCCTATAAATATTCACCCGGAATTTGTAAAAGTTGCCAAGAAAGCGATCAATTCATACACAGACAAATCCAAATAACATGGGCTACAAAGTTTTCACCGACTTCCACCACGCCGGGTTACTAAATTCACTCATCTTGCTTTTCGAGGGACGTTTTGGAGGTGTTGTTTCTCGGCCGATAGGGAAAGAGTGGTATTTAAGAGGCTTCTGGCATATTCATAATCACCCCGCAACAATAGAACAATATCTTGGAATAAACGGTGCCACTCCGGATGGTTCACCTAAATTAAATGAAGTTGAACACAAACATGAAGATTCACAATTAAGTGAGGGGACTTATCTTTGTAAAGACATCGCCGGAGGAAAAACAAATAAGGCAATCACTTTAAGTCGTTTTTTAGATACCGACATCGATTTTGTTATTGCTTCCATCCCCCAACACATAGAACCTTTTAGTAGGCTTTGTAAATTGCATCCGGATAAGCCTGCCCTCATCTATCAAATAGGGAACGCTTGGAATGCTCACCCGCAAGATCAAAAACACCTCGATGGAATAATGGCATCGGCAAAATTAGCAATAAGGCCAACAATTCCAATGATCGAGTATCACCAAGAGTTTGATACAGAGCATATTTTCCACCCAGAAGTTATTAGTGTCGGTATTAAGGACGGATCACTGGGATATAATTTTTCTATTCCGAAAGAAAAAAAAATCACTTCTTTTGTAAACTGTTTCAATACAGACGATCTTTTCAAAATGGATTGGGTTATTTTCCAACAAATTGAAAGAATGATGCCGTTTTGGAGATTTAAGGTCCTCGGAGGAGCTTGCCGGGACGGATTTGCAAAGGGAGAAGTGGGAGTGGCCGAAGAAATGCTTAACTCTCGATTCATTTGGCATACAAAAGCGGGCGGAGATGGATATGGCCACATCGTTCACAACTCCGGAGCGGTAGGTCGGCCAATGATTGTAAGAAAAAGCTATTACGTGGACAAATTGGGAGAAGATTTAATGCTCGATGGTGAAACTTGTATAGCCATCGATGGTCTGGGGAAAGATGAAATTGTCAACAAAATAAAGCATTTCAGTGAGCCAACCCGTTATCGAAAGATGTGCGAATCCGTGTATAATAATTTTAAAGCCAATGTTGATTTTAACAAGGAAGCTGAAGAAATCATGGCGTTTTTAGAACGGGCAAAAAATGACAGTATTAAAACCCAATGAATACGACATTTCATATTTTGATGGAAAACACACATCCTTAACCCATAATGCAGGTTATACCGAATATAAGAGGTGGAACAGGAGAAGTCCTAGTGACTTTCCTGCCGACCAAGGAGAGTTTTTCAAAGACATTGCTAAAGTATGTGTGGATAAATACTCTCTTCAGGGTAAGAAAATTTTAGTGGTAGGTTGTGCCAAGGGATACATTGTTGAGGATTTAAGAAGTTTGGGAGTGGATGCGTATGGGATAGATGTGTCTTCTTATGCAATAGGAGAGGCTAGTCCAGAAGTACAACCTTATTTAACAGTTGCAGACGCAAAAACCCATTTAAAAACTTATTCAGCTAATGAGTTTGATGTTATCTTCTCCAGGTGGTTTTTATGTTGTATTGGTGATGTAGATATGCCTGGTTTGGTTAAAGACATGAATGCTAAAAGTTCACAGCAAGTTCATATAATAATGAAATTTCCCAACCCTTCTTTTTATCATGTAAAAACGGCTGAAGAATGGAGAGATACTTACAAGTGGGAGAAAGGAACAGTTTTTGTAAAAAATAATATGGGAACAAGTTTTATAACTAAATGACATGGCTCAATCTCAAATAAATGTTACAGACTTTAACGATACAGATTCAGATACTTTTGGAATTAAACAAGGTGCTAGGTTTGTAGTTAGAAACTCAAGCGGTATTCCTTATGTTTTTGTAGAGAATACAGCCGAATTTGGTATTGAGGCATGGAAAGGCAACGGGACTGAACCCACTCAATTTAGTAAACAAGATACAGGTGGTCAACCAGATGGTGCTTCTTATACTGGTCTTTCAGTAGCAATAGATAGTTCGAATATTGTTCACTGTTCTTATTATGGTGATTTAGACAAGGCAACTCCTCTTTTGTATGCAACTTTTACAGCAGATGGTTCTACTGATACTTGGGCTTCTATTGACACTTCTTTAGTCGCAGATATAGGTGAACTCCCTGTTGTAGGAAGTTTATTTACAGCTATTGCAATAGACTCAAACGATGTCCCCCACATAGCCTACAACGAATATCCAAAAATAGGTGGTGCTAACACTTATACTCTTGACTATATAAACAAAACAAGTGGAAGTTGGCAGACTCCTATTGAAGTTAACCATATTCAAAATAGAGACCATGCTCATTTGGATATAACTATAGATGCAGATGATGTTCCTCAAATTACTTCTATTAATATTACTGCAGGTCAAGATGTTTTATACGCTTTTCAAGGAGATGTTAATAATGCAACTTCTTTTACTTCGAACGGATTAGACACTAATGCAACAGGTGTTTCTTCTTCCATTTGTATTGATTCATCGGGAAACACATATATTGGTTGGTCTGATGCCACTGATAGTCAACTTCATGCTTTTAAGTTGTCTTATGGTGGAGATTGGAGTACAGGATGGTCAGAATTAGATAGTGGAATATCTTGTGTTCAGGGAATATCGGTTGTAGCAGATGGTACCGATATTTATTTCTTTTTTGAGGATGCTAGTAATGATATTCATTATGTTAAATATGATGGTTCATGGACAGATGGTGGAACTCTCGAAACAGGCACGTTTAATACAGCAAAAGCCAAATGGGCGTTTTGGGTAGATAATGATAGTACAGGGTCTTTAATGACTTCAAATATATATCTTTTTGATGCTTCAGATACGGGTGGAACTCCTGGCGACCCAGATAATGATTGGACAAGTGATGGTAATGCAGTTGATGGAAATACTGGTACAGATGCTTCTGTTACCAATACTGGAACTAACACTACCAATGAACTTCAAATAGAAGGAACAAATGCACCCTCAAGTGGTATCTCAATAGACATGGTACGAGTCAGAATGTATGCCGAGACTGTTGGAACGGCAAATATTACTGTAGAAATATGGACTGATGGGGGAGTATCAACTGGTGAATCACTTGGTTCTTATGTTACTGGGCTTGGTCATGCTGGATGGGCGGGGTTTGTTGTTTTATCAACTCCAAGTGGTGGTTGGACATGGGCAAAAATACAAGCATTAGAAGCTGTTATATATGCTACTGCCACAGGGATTTCACAAACCATATCAAGAGTTGAGGTTATTGTTTCTGAATTTAATTCTGCCACAGAACTAGACTACGTTTTCCAAGATGATGCAGATAGTGATGTGTACTTTAATAGTTTGAGTCTGGTTGTTGCGGATTCTGATTCTGTTTCACCATCAGCCAGTATTTCTCCATCTGTGTCGGAGAGTGCATCTATTTCTCCATCTGCCAGTATAAGTCCTTCGGCATCAATAAGCCCTTCAGCATCAATAAGCCCTTCAGCATCAATATCTCCTAGTGTGTCAGAGTCAGCATCAATATCTCCTAGTGCATCTATTAGCCCCTCTGTTAGTGAAAGTGCATCCATCTCTCCAAGTGCCAGTATAAGTCCTTCTGTTAGTGAAAGTGCATCAGTATCGCCTTCCGCTTCCGAGTCTGCTAGTATTTCTCCCTCAGCATCAATTTCTCCAAGTATAAGTGAGTCAACAAGTATAAGTCCTTCGGCATCAGTATCGCCGTCAGTATCAGAAAGCGCTTCAATATCTCCATCGGCTTCAATATCTCCATCTGTTTCTGAGTCAGCGTCAGTCTCACCTAGTGCATCTGTAAGCCCTTCCGCTTCTATTAGCCCATCTGTTTCTGAGTCGGCATCTGTTTCCCCCTCGGCGTCTATAAGCCCATCTGTTTCTCAGTCGGTATCCATCTCCCCATCAACATCTGTTAGCCCTTCTGTATCAGAATCTGCATCAATATCTCCATCGGCATCAATATCGCCGTCAGTGTCAGAAAGCGCTTCCATCTCCCCATCAACATCTGTTAGCCCTTCTGTATCAGAATCTGCATCAATATCTCCATCTGTTTCAGAATCCGCATCTGTTTCTCCCAGTGCTTCTATAAGTCCAAGTGCATCACCTTCTGCTGATTCTGCATCTATTTCCCCCTCGGCATCCATATCACCGTCAGTGTCTGAATCAGCTAGTATTTCACCATCTGCAAGTGTATCTCCATCGGTAAGTGAGTCCGCCTCTGTATCTCCTAGTGCTTCAATTAGTCCAAGTATATCGGAGAGCGCATCTATTTCCCCCTCGGCTTCAATATCTCCTTCTGTTTCAGAATCAGCTTCAATATCTCCATCGGCTTCAATATCTCCTTCTGTTTCAGAATCAGCTTCAATATCTCCTTCTGTTTCTGAGTCGGCATCAATATCTCCTTCTGTTTCTGAGTCGGCATCAATATCTCCTTCTGTTTCTGAAAGCGCATCCATCTCTCCATCGGCATCAATATCTCCTTCTGTTTCTGAAAGCGCATCCATCTCTCCATCGGCATCCATCTCTCCATCAGTTTCTGAAAGCGCTTCTATTTCTCCCTCAGCATCGGTTTCACCTAGTGTTTCAGAATCAGCCTCTGTATCTCCTAGTGCATCTATAAGTCCATCAGTGTCAGAAAGCGCTTCCATATCTCCTTCTGTTTCTGAAAGCGCATCAGTCTCTCCTTCAGCATCCATATCTCCTTCTGTTTCTGAAAGCGCATCAGTCTCGCCTAGTGCTTCGGTTTCACCTTCTGTATCTGAATCCGCTTCTATTTCTCCTTCTGCAAGTATAAGTCCATCAGTTAGTGAATCGGCATCAATCTCTCCTTCTGTTTCTGAAAGCGCATCAGTAAGTCCTTCTGTGTCGGAGAGTGCCTCTATTTCACCAAGTGCATCCATAAGTCCAAGCGCATCACCTTCTGCGGGTTCATCTTCTATTAGCCCTTCAGCATCCATCTCACCATCAGTTTCCGAAAGTGCTTCTATTTCACCAAGTGCATCTGAATCAGCAAGTATAAGTCCATCAATATCTGAATCAGCATCCATCTCACCATCTGCAAGCATAAGTCCATCAGTTTCAGAATCTGTTTCTATTTCACCTTCTGTTAGTGAATCGGCATCAATATCCCCATCTGTTTCAGAATCAGCATCCATATCTCCATCGGCATCCATATCTCCATCGGCATCCGTGAGTCCATCAGTTTCCGAAAGTGCTTCTATAAGTCCTTCCATCAGTGAATCTGCCTCAGTATCTCCTTCCATCAGTGAATCTGCCTCAATAAGTCCATCAGTTTCAGAATCTGTTTCTATTTCACCAAGTGCATCTGAATCAGCAAGTATAAGTCCATCAGCCTCAATTTCTCCATCAGCCTCTCCTAGTGCATCACCTTCACCGGTGGGGCCGTGGTACACCAAAAATCCAATTGATTGGAATACAAAAGCACCAATTGATTGGAATACAAAAGCACCAAACAAATGGTATAATAAAGTTTCGAGAGAGCCTTAATGTGTTATTTATAAAATATGACAATAGACGCTGAAACATCAACTTCAAGGAGAGGATATTTGAGTCGGGCAGAACTGGTTCAATTTGCCAATATCACCATAAATGATGAGAATGAAGCGGACGATCAGATTTCACAGGCCGAAGAAATTATTGACGGTTACGTGGGTCATCAAAACAAATTTCTCGTAGGTTCAATTAAAGGTAGATCTTCAAGTGCCGGGGGAAATACTACGTTTTATTTAGACACAGATCAATTAAACGTATTCCAAAAGAATTATTTTAAAGGTATGGAGGTTGAGATTCTTGGAGGAACAGGGGAGGGTCAAAGAAGGAGAATTACAGCTAGTGAATATGCATCCGGTAAAATAACCGTTTCAGATGCTTGGGACACTAATCCGGCTATTGGATCGTTTTTCAAGATATATCAATTGGGTAAATTCCCAAGAGTGCAAGATGTAAATTATTATTCCAACACAGATCCGGAGCAATATTATAAACAGATACCGGAAGCAGTAAAGCGCGCAGTTTCCGCTCAAGTTGAGTTTGTTATCCAAATGACTGAGGCTTTTTTCAATACGGACAAATCCGAAAAGGAAAGCGAAAAAATTTCCACCTATGCATATAAAAAAGCATCCGGTCAAGCTATTGGCAATAAAATCATCGCTCCAAAAGCTAAAAACCTGTTAAGAGGTATAAGAAATCGAACAGGAAGTTTTTAACATGAGTATTCTCGGACTGCTCAATCAAACGGTGACAATCTCCCCCCAAAGTTCTCGTGGTGCCGACGGTGAAACCGTATTTGGAGATGCAGTAAGTGTAAAATCTCGCTTCGAAGCAGTCACTAAACGGATTCTACTGCCGGATAGTCAGGTATTGACCATTGATGCCTTTGTTGTTGTTGGGCCGACCATAACAGTAAGTACGGGGGATAAGGTGACCTATGACAGCAACGATTACAAAGTAGTTGATGTTTTTGAAGTGCCGGGTGGGTCTGGTAGTGTAGAGCAGAAAGAATTAAGATTAGTGAAATGGCCATCGACATAAAAATTGATACAAAGGATATTGAGAGAGGTATTAAGAGACTTACAAAGTTAGTTGATGCGGAGAGTCTAAAAGCCTTGGATCAAATTGCTCTTGAAATATTGAGACTTTCGACTTTTGAGGTACCACACGACACAGGTTTGCTTCAAATGTCCGGGTCCAAAGAAACCAGAGGAGATGAGGTAGTTGTAGGATACAATAAAGTCTATGCATCTCGATTACATGAGAATCCGCAATTTAGATTTCAAAAAGGCAGAAAAGGAAAATATCTCGAAGATCCGATAAAAAATAATTTGTCGATTTTCAGAAATATTTATAAAAAAGTCGTAGGAAGGGTATTTATTTAATGCAATTAATAGAAGAAATAGCAAGACATTTTCACAATAACGCTTTAGGAGTTTTAGGTACTAATTTGTTTTACAGCCATCTCCCGGACGTTGAGGAAGATACCAGTATCACAATATTAGACACCGGAGGAATGGAACCAGATAAAGACCTTCTTGAAATAGAACATCCAACTTTTCAAATATTTATTCGATCAAAAACATATGATGAGGGAAAGACCTTAATTAATTCGGCAAGAGATATTTTACATGGGGTTATGAATCAAACATTAATCGACGGTGGTATTCATTATAGAAGAATCCAAGCATTATCAGAAGGGGGTCATCTTGGCAAAAACAAGGCTAGATTCCATGAATTTAGCATGAATTTCCAAGCCGAAATTGTAGAATGATAGAAGTCGGGGGGATGAAAGTTAGAGAGTTGAGATGCTCCGGGTGTCGCGCTTTTATCACATATGAAAAGATTTTTGCAGGTTACATAATGCACAAATGCCCGAAATGCGGTAAAGTAAATAAGTTCGAGTTTAGATTTTTGAACGTGCCAAGTGTACGAAAAATATTGAAAACAAATTTTATGATTAATCAAAAAACGAAGGGGGGTGAGTAATTAGTGCCAAACGTATTGAATGTAGAAATGGGCGCAGTTGACGTTCAAGTTGACGGTGTTGATGTAGGTCACCAAAAGGGTGGCGCAGAAGTTTCATATGAACCTGAATTTTCCGAAAGTGCAGTAGATTTGTATGGGAACACTCCAATAGAATCAAGGCTTACCGGTGAAAGACTAACCGCAAAAGTAAGATTTGCAGAGTACACAATCGCCAATTTGAAGAAAGCTATGCCACAAGGAGCATTCGCCGGAGCCGGCAATGCACGACTAACCCTCGGTGCAAAGGCAGGTAAGAAAGCTTCCGACGATGCAGTTGAGTTGACCCTACATCCTTCTAATGAAGGTACACGAGTAAACGACGTTGTTATTTATAAAGCAGTGGTTACAAGTGCAATAGTTTTGACTCATACAAATGAGGATGACAAAATTATTGAGATTGAATTCCTAGCCTTGCTTGACGAATCCAAATCTGATGGAAATTACCTCGGATTGATTGGTGATAGCACCGTTTAAAATACTTGAGTAACAATGTGTCCGAAGTGGCCAGTTACCAGATATGGAAAAAACAATTAAATTAGAGAAAACTGAAATAGTTGTCTCTAAATTACCTATTGGAAAATATGCTCAGTTATTGAAAGCGCTCCAAGAACTTCCTAAAAAACTAGGAAGCTTTCAAGATTTAGACAACAAGAAGCTTCTCGAAAATCTACCCGCAATTGTGGGTGATAGTTTAGGAGACTTTTTAAGAATAATTGAAGTTGCAACTCCTTTGAAAATGGAGGAAGTCGAAGCCTTGGGATTAAGCGAGGTTATTGATATTTTGATAGCAATTTTTGAAGTTAATAATTATTCAGAAGTTTTCAATAAAGTAAAAAAAATGATACCCACCGGGGTAAAACCAGTAAAAAAGTAAAAAGTTTCGACCCCTTAAAATGGCTGTGGTGGGCGGTCGACCTAGTTGCGAGCCAATATGGTGGAGGTCCTAGAGCGATTTTAGAGGGCGTATATTTAAATGAGTTAATTCCTTTGATTGAAAATATCAACAGAAGGAGGCTAGAGGAGTATCGAATGCAAGTAATGATTGCTCATACGGACAAACCGCAAGATTTAATTAAAGAGCTCGAATCCAAGACTAAAAAGGATCAAACAGCGAAACTCGACACGGCCGGAATGGAAGCTATGAAAATAATGATGAGTAAAAATCCGAGAATTATAGTAAAATAAAATCATGGCTTTTCAATTAGGTTCAGTAGTAGCAAAAATAACGACCGACCTCACAGGTTTCCAAAGTGGATTAAACAAAGCCCAGTCGAGCATGAAGGGCTTTTCGAATAGAATGACTGACAGTTTGACTTCAATAAGAAAGACCTCCCTATTAGTAACTGGTGCAATTGCCGGAGTAGGTGCCATTTCACTTAAATTTGGAGAAACAGCCGGAAAATATGAATCGATAAAAGATGCTTTCGGATCAATGACAAAATCCATGAATATTAATGTTGAGGATTTTGAGAAAACAGTCGCAAAAGCCTCCGCCGGAACTCTTGATAGATTGACAATTCTTCAAGGTGGAACACGAGCTTTGTCTTTAATAGGAGGGGAAGCTTTCACTGATTTTGGAGCCCAATTTGCAAAGATGGCAGAACTTTCCAAGAAGTCGGCCAGAGCCACAGGGCAAGATGTAACTTATATGTTTGATTCGCTGATTACCGGTATGAGCCGAGAGTCTAAAATGATTCTTGATAACTTGGGTATTACGGTCGATCTGACTCAAGCAAAATCTGATTTTGCGCAGGAATTAGGTAAAAGTGTCGATGCACTGACTGTCTCGGAAAGCAAAACCGCCGTATTAAATCACACTCTTGAAAAATTAGAGGACACTTATGGCGAAGTTGCAGTTTCAAGTGGTGGATTCTCCGGAGCGATGCAGAAATTAAAGGCTCAATTGACAGATGCCAAAATTGAAATAGGAACAGAATTACTCCCCGTTTTAAATGAAATTGTTCGCTCACTTATTCCAATTGTAAAAGATCTATTGCCAAAATTTATTAAAGGAATGAAAGGTTTGATTGACTGGGTTATAAAATTACCCTCGATAGGTAAAAAATTTCTTGTATTTTTGACCTTACTGGCCCCGTTACTCGTTGTAATTACGACGGTTATGCTTGGGCTTCTTAAACTTGGCCCTATGTTAATAACGGCACTTGGCGCACTAAAAACCGCGTTTCTGTTTCTTGTCTCACCGGTAGGGCTTGTGGTTTTAGCAATCACGGCATTAATAGCGATTGGAATATTAATTGCTAAAAACTGGGACAAAATCACAGGAGCTTTTGTTAAGTTTAAGGATGCGATAGTAAGTCTCAAAGAACCGGTAATGAATATTTTAAAAGCAATTGGAGGAGCCTTTAAATGGCTTTGGGAAGTTGCTATTAAACCAATATTTGAATCAATTGCCACAGGCTTTATGTTCTTTGCCAACATCTTTAAGTGGGTTTGGGAGAACATTTTATCTCCGATCTTGATGCTTATAGGCGCAATTTTTGCAAATGTCTTTCTCAGGGTTTTTGAAGCAGTAAAAACACATATGGAGAACGTGTGGAATGCTATCAAAAGAGTGCTCACAGATATTTGGGAGATTGTAAAACCATTTTTGGACATGATGTTGGCTTTTGTTATGAGAATTTGGGAGGCTATAAGTTCCGTGACACTAGCTTTGTGGAACCAGATAAAGACGCACATGATCACGCCTTTCATGGAGGGTGTTAATTTGATCATGGAATTTATTAATAGAATTTGGACAGACATCAAAAACACTTGGGAGAAGATCTGGGGCTTCTTAAAAAGTATCGGCGGAAGAATATTTGATGCATTAATGGACCCGTGGAGGAGAGCAAAATCAGCAATCGAAGAAACTGCTCGAAAAATAAAAGAAGTTGCCGAACAAATTAATCCGTTCCATAGAGATAGCCCCTCACTTGTTGATAATGTAGAGGCCGGAATGGAAGCGATCAGGAGAGCATACGCCGGAGTAGGTTTGGCAGTAGGTGGGCCACGAGTAGCCGGAGTAGGTGTCGGGAACGGAGGAACCGTTATAAGTATAAGTATGGCCGGAGCCAATATCGCAAGCCCTGACATTGCCGAGGACTTTGCAGAAAAAATTGGAGATCAAATAATTAGCAAGTTAAAGTCTAATATAAGAATATAAAATGGCAGTACCCACAGTCACAACTCAATCGGCCTCAAGTGTTGGCTTAAAAAGTGCAGTAGGAAATGGAAACATCACCGTCGGAGCCGGAAACACAAGACGCGGTTTTCAATTTAACACGGTCGAATATCCCGACAAACAAGTTTTTGAAGATGGATCTTTCGGAACGGGCGCATTTGCGCTCACAATGGAAGGTCTTACCCCGGGACAAAAATATTGGTATAGAGCATTTGCCGAAAATCCCGATGGTGTCGGATATGGTGGATGGACCTCTTTTACGTGTATTGCCTCAACCTACAACATTACAATTAATGGAATCGATAGGACCGCGGATGTTATTGCAAAAACCTTAATAATCACAGACACAATAAACGATCAAGTAAATACGTGTAATTTCACACTCGATGACCTAAGTGGAAACGGAGTACCCTCAAACGATGAGGAAATTGTAATTACTTTAAATGATGGCACAAAAATATTCGGTGGATTTGTGGTCAACAGCTTTTTAGAAAACAAAGCAAAAGGTGGGGGAGCGGTAAAAATTAGAGTAAAATGCACCGACTATACAAGACTTTTGGATCAAAACTTAGTACATAAAAGCTATCTCGATATGACCGACAAGGCAATTATTGAGGCCATAATTGATACTTATGCTCAAGGATCGGGAATTACTACAAACAATGTCCTCGAAGGCGTTACAATCGATCAAAAAGCCTTTAATTACATCCAAATCAGCGAAGCGTTTAGGCAAATTGCAGAACTTACCGGGAGGAATTGGTACATCGATTATGATAAAGATATTCATTATTTCCCGCTCACTACTGATTCAACACCTTTTGATATAGACAGCGCAGAAAATAAATATTGGGGATTAAACATCTCAAAAGATGCATCGCAAATTAAGAACAGGATATATGTTAGAGGTGGTACAAAACTTTCCGATGCAACTACTTATTTAACCACAGGAGATGGGGAAAAAATTCATTTCGTGCTTCCGGACAAACCCCACAGCGTCACGGTGGAAGTTGACAGAGGTGGTGGATTTGTAGAGGAGTCTGTGGGTATCAAAAACGTGGACACATCCGGTTTTAAGTGGTATTTGAATTTTCAAGAAAAATATATCGAGCAAGATGTGGAGGAAGATGTTTTAACCTCAACCGACACGTTTAAATTAACTTACGAATATGACATTCCTATCTTAGTGGCCGTTGAAAATACAGCCTCAATTATTGCGAATGGCCAAAAAGAATATGCTATTTTCGATAAACAAATTACCACAACTCAATCCGCAAGAGATCGAGCAACTGCGGAACTTACAGACTACGCAGATAGTATTATCGAGGGGAGTTTTAAGACTTGGGAAACAGGATTTGTAAGCGGTCAATATATAAATATTAATCTTTCCGACTATGGAATTAATGATGATTATATTGTTCAAAAAGTCGTGGCCATTTCGATCGGAGCCGGGACCTTTAGATATGAAATATTCGTTGCAAGCGCAAAAACACTTGGAATTATTAAATTCTTGATCGAATTGCTCGAAGCAAATAAAAATTTGATCGAATTGGATGATGACGAAGTTGTGGATGAACTGCTACAATCAAGTGACTCACTATTAAGTGATTCTTTGATGGACAGCTTGGTAATTGACAGCACGGGACCATACCACGTTTATCAAAATGATAGTGCGCCAATTGAAGATTTAGGTATAGGAAGATGGAAATTATCTCAATTTAAATACTAATGAAACAGAAAAAAATATCAGAATCAATGTCAATGATGGGAGAGTTAAAAGTCACCATCCGTGATGCTAAAACAGGAAAAATTAAGTCGGTTGATAGATATAAAAACGTATTTACAAATTTAGGTAAAAACTCCATTGCCGATGCTCTCAGAGGCACCACAAGCAACAATAAAGGAATAATCACATATTGTGCCGTCGGAACTGACGACACGGCTCCGGTTGCTTCTAATGTGGCTCTAGGCACTGAAATAGCACGTAAGCTAATATCAACGAGAGAAATTGCAGATGGAGCTTTAAATGTCGCAGTTTTCACGACTTTCTTTAACGTGTCAGAGGCAAATGGAAGCTTAAAAGAAGTTGGATTATTTGGAGATGATGCAAGTGGAGTAGCCGACAGTGGAACAATATTTACTCACGCAGATATAGACAGAGTAAAGTCAAGTGCCGATACACTAACAATTGAATACAGTGTTATAATAGGATAAATTATGCCAGACTCATCAGACGTAGTTGCAGGTACAGATATCACAGCGCAAGAGAGAAATCTTTTGCGAAAAGACATCTTCACCGGAAAAAGAATAAATGAAGATGTGGCCGGTGCTTCAATAGTTACCCTCGATTTAAGCGACGTCGATGCCGGAAATATAAAAACAATAGATGTTGACCAAAACATTACCCTTAGATTAAGTGGAATTACTAAATTTCCGACAGTATTTTTTGTAAGATTTGTCCAAGACTCCACAGGTGGATGGGAAATTACTTTTGATATACCCGGTGTGAAGTATCCCGCCGGAACAGCCCCAACTATTGCCGATGCTTCGAATGAAATTACAGGACTAATGTTTATTGCCAATGCGGTGGACGATTACGATTGTTATTATGCCGGTTTCGGCCTATTAGAGCCCGCTTAAACATGAGTATATATATCGATGATGTCGTCTCCGGTAGGCCCTTTGGAGATGCTAGAGACGGAGATGCCACATTATCAGGAACACAAAGTCAAACAAAAGACTCAGGCTCCGCATCTTTAGCTTCACTTTCTTTAACCGTTGGATCTGGTATTTTTGCAGATGGTGATCTTATTTTGATTTATCAAGTAAGAGGTACAAATGCCGGAAAACACGAAGTAAATGTCGTCGTTTCCGGAGGCGGTACGACTTCATTGATACTTAAAAAAGTGACAAGTTATGCATATTCCAGTAGTGGAGATAATAGATGTCAGGTTGTTAAAATTCCGCAATATAGAAACGTCACAATAAGTGGAACCTTAACAGCCCCCGCATGGGATGGCGACACAGGTGGCTTAATAGTTTTTGCTTCAAATAATGAAGTAATTGTCACAGGAACAATTGATATTAAAGGTAAAGGAAACAGAGGTGGACTTGCGCCAATTAATCACACATGGGGCAACGGAGGCCGTGGTGAAAATATTGATTTATATGAATCTACTCCTCAACAGGTGGAGGCTACCGCGAGGACTCACATTGAAAATGGTGGAGGTGGAGGCTCAAAAGGAGATAATACAATTTTTGAAGGTGGAGGTGGAGGTGGAGGAGGACACGCAAGTGCGGGAGAGCACGGAGATGAGACAGGATGGGGTGACCGAGGTGGAGAAGCCGGAGTCGCAGTTGGGTCGGCTGATTTAGTAACGGCAGTGTTTGGTGGAGGCGGAGGAGGCTCCGGAGATAATAAAGATGGTGCTAATGGACGTCCGGGGGGTAATGGTGGAGGCGGAGCTTTTATATGGGCAAACACATTTGATTGTTCTTCGGCTTCTTCAATAGATACTTCCGGAAATAACGGAGGCAGTGCCGGAAGTGGATTTTATTCAGGTGGTGGAGGCGGAGCGGGTGGTTTTTTCCGAGGATTTTTCTCGAAGGCAATAGTTGGAACATCTAAAATTATCAGTCAAAAAGGAAATGGGGGCGCCGGAAACAGCATCTCCGACGGAGGAGATGGAAGTGATGGCAGAAATGCTATCAGATATGGTCAATCAATCACTGGATCAACAAATCCGGCATCAAATGAGACTAAAGATATAAAATTAATTGAAACTGGGGGTAGTGCGCTATTTGCAATGCTCTAATTTATGTTAAAATAAACTATGTTCAAACCGAGAATTCGAAAGTCAAGGGGATTGGGCGAGCCAGATATAAAAATGCTTTCTAAAAAAGAGAAAAACAAAATGGAAAAGGAAAAGAAAAATGGCTAATACACCACTATATATTCCTGTTTTAGAGGAAAGGAAAAAAATTAAAGATTACAGACAAGGTATTTGGGGCGATTCATATTCTTGGTATAAAGAGAGATCTTGGCCCACAATAAAACACTTAGTAATTCATCACTCCGTAACAAAACCTACTTCAAACACAAAATCCGACGTCGATTATATTGCGCAGATCCACAAAAACAAAGGGTGGGGTGGAATTGGTTATCATTTTGTAATTACCGCTGATGGAATGGTCCACTACGTCGGAGATATTTCGACCCAAAGAGCAAATGTCGCTGATAAAAACCACTTAGTAATTGGAATTTGTTTAGTCGGTGATTTTAGAGCATATAATCCAACCGATGAGCAAATTTTGTCGGCCCATGATCTTTGTAAATTCCTTTTAAATGATGTCCCGGCACTTACAAATTTGGTCGATTGGAAAAATGTAGTTGGACATAAAAATTTACAAGCAACGGAGTGTCCCGGACCGCAGTGGGAAGGTCCTAGTGACTCAATGAGAGAGAGAATTAAGAATCGAATACCTTACACACCACAGGTCGAACCGGAACCGGTTATTGATTGGAAAAAAAGATATGTAGAACTAAAAGAAACGACAGACAAGCAAATTAGTGATTTAAGGGCCGATGTTTTGTCCGAAAAAGAGCAGATAAACGAAAAAGAGACTGAAATGGCAGACCACAAAGTCGAGTGCCAGAAGGAGATTGCAACGCTTAAGAAAAATCTCAAAAACGCAAATTTAGAAAATCCAAAGATACCGGCATTGTCCGATTTTCCGGATAAAGAGATCTTCGACCGGGGATTGACAATACTAGCGGATAAGGTGTTAAGATACATTAAACCCCTATTAGAAAAATACAAAAAATATGAAAAAAAATAAGACTTCATTCGACCACCTTAAGGAAAATTTAGCTCTCATAATTGTTGTAGTTGGATTTATAATTACTTGGGCAAATTTGAAGGGTCAGGTAAAAGTAAACACTGCGGAAGCATCAAGTATTAGAGGTTTGGTTGAGAGAATTATTGTTTTAGAGGAAACAGACAAAGGTTACACCGACGACTTTAAAACCATAAAGGATGACTTGAAAAGTATTAAAGATCATCTTAATATATTATAAATAAATGTTAAATTGGACCAAATCAGTTAGAGCAGTAGCAGTAGTAATTTTTGTTATTGGAATAAACGTCGGACTTTTCACCGGCAAGATCCCCGTAGAAGTTTATAGTCAAATATCAATGCTTGTTATTGGTGCATATTTCGCGAGAAGAAGCACCGATGCCGAAAATGGAAAAGATTGACAAAGAGATGTATAATTGAGACACGGAAATTCGGACACACAAAGTAGTGAAGCCTTTTTTGAGAAGGGTGGAAATGGATTAGTTTTACTACTTTTCTAACCGATCCACCGTGCCACCCTGCTCAAAGAAGGTTTTTTTATGGAAGTAGTAATAATAAAAGGACATAAAAGCGATTGTTGCGAGGCCCCTGTGTCCTCTGAGATCACCCCGGAAGGCCTTAAAAGGTATCTATGCCACACTTGTACCCAGTATTGCAATTTACTCAGTGAGATTGAAGAAACGGACGCCACCGTCATGGCGGAAGAATGACGGCCGACTGACCGACCGACCGGATCGACGTTTAACTGCTTTCTTTTAAAGAAGAATAAACTCGAAAGAGTGAAGGCACCTCAAGCGAATCGCTTAGGAGAACTGAGAGTAGGGAGGGAAGGGAAGGAGGGTACTTGCTTGGAGCCTCTTAGCCGGCGCGGAGCACTAAATGGGGCTTGAAAACTGTGGGAAAAACATCATATCGAGCAGGTCCTCGAAATGATAACTAAATCGTAAAGTCGGAATCGCATATTATGCTTTACAATAACTACCACTTGACAAACAGTTTACATAAAGCTTACAATACCATTACACCATGCAAATCTATATAAATAGACGGATCAGAATAAAAATTAGAAACTTCTTTAGAAGCATGAAAACCCCTTTTGCTTATTTTCTTTTAACTTTCTTATTGACTCTTTTATTTACAAAGATGTTTTTACAAATACTAAAATGAGTGAAGTAGTCGTCAGAGCAAAATTTATCGGTGCGGATGGGAGCATGGGCTACAAAAAAGGAAAGATCTACACTTTATTTATGAATCGTCACAATTTGCGGGGTTATAGGCAAGTCGGAATAGTAATAAGGAGAATCGCCGGAGGAGGTCTTTATCCGTATATTAATAAAAGAATATTTGAAAAAGACTGGAAAATTATTTGGACCGGGGATCGTTAAATAAAATGAAAATAAAAAAACAAGTTGCAAGTCTAAAATTAAGCAAAAAACTCAAAGAGCTTGGAGTGAAACAGGAGAGTTTGTTTTACTGGGTCCGTGTTGTTGAAAATCGGAAAGAAAGTTTTGTGGGACCTGAATATAATTTATTTTTACAATCACGGAACAAAAAAGACAGGGTTTCAGCCTTCACAGTAGCAGAGTTGGGGGAGATATTACCAAAGTCAATTGTTGTGGGGAAAAAGAAGTATTGGCTTCAATTTGAGATTCAGGAGTTGCAAGATGGGTGGAGTTGTCAATATAAGAGTTTTCCAAGAGCAGTAAAATTTTTTGAAG